CAGGGTCTCTGGATATCCCAGCTGAATTTACAGCTGTTCCTCTTACGAGGCAGAACCAGTTAACTAGAGCATAACGGACGAATCGCCATGTCTGTGTGTTTTTTTGTTTTTTGGATGCAAATTAATTTGCTTAATACTTAGTATTAGAATTAATTGATAGTTTTCTATAACCTGTCGTCCCGATATTTATATCGGAACAGCGAGGTTACCACTGTCTCTGCATTACTTATTAAATAAAGCTAAAAGATCATACTATCTAAGCTAGTAACTCCTTGTTGAATTAACATTCAAGTGGAGAGCTATGCACTTAGGTGTAGGTCCTCAGCAATATATAATAGAACCAAACGCCGTCTCACTATGGACTGAAGTGAAAACTTAAATATCTATCGAAATTGATATTGAACAGTTCCCAGGTCAGGGTAGTCTATGAAAATATTATATTGTTTAATAATACCTCCAAAGGTTAGATTCCTAAGGGAGAAGACACTACGGTGTATATAATATAAACCATGAAAAAAAATAATAACAATTCTTTCTTTTCAGGCCTAAAATTATATAGTAATGTATACAAAGCAGGGGTAATGGTTGAACTTTCAAATGCAAAACATTTGTTAGCTCTCCTTAAAAATGTCGGAAACCGTATTGGTATCCTTACATTATTAAGTGGGAGAGAAACTAATCGTTTCACACTAATTCACAATTTTGGGGTCCATTTAATCAAGTTAAATCGATTACATGGTCCTAATTTCGTAATTAAATATTTAAAAGCAAGTCAATTGGCAATTCAAAAGAAGATTGCAGGCCTACCTCTTAAAACTTTAAGAGAGTTGGAACCTGATCTTCCTTTGCCAAGACTTATTAATGGTCTACCATTTATCATAAAGAAAAATGATAGACAATCAATAAGAGTTAATTCAGTTAGAATTATTAGGTTTTGGTTAAGTCTATTTTCAATATATCGTATATTGAAGATGGATTTTAAACCAAAATTAAATACTATAACTGATCCTTTTAATGGGAATAGTGAGCGTTTGATGATTTTCAATACTTGGTTAGAATCTAATTCTATTCAGTTGTTGAACAATTTCAATTGATCACTATCATTAACGAAGTTGACTCCGGATAGGCTTTTACCTATTCAAAAGTCTTCTTCTCTTGGACCACGAAGCTGGACTACACTTATTTCTTCTTATCTGTTATTCAAACAAGATCCTTGGTTGAATGGCGTTTTAAGGGAATATGTGCAGTTAGTGAAAGGGGAATATTTCATATCAATTTTTAATAATATTGAATTTGCTTTAAGCAAATTCCCTACTATTTGATTATGAAGATTTTGTAAAAACCAGAATCTAGGGCGACTTGCTTTTAAGGAAGAAGCAGCTGGAAAGCTTCGGGTTTTTGCGATGGTTGATGTAATAACTCAATCATTGCTTAAACCACTCCATGATTGTTTGTTCAATTTATTTAGGTTATTACCTAATGATGGAACACACGATCAGGAACGAGCTTTCGATCTGGGACAAGAATTAAGCAAGAAGTATGGTGGTTCTTTTGGATTTGATTTATCCTCAGCAACTGATAGATTACCTCTATCATCTCAAATTAGTTTACTTAACTCGTTAAGTAAGTCTAATTTAGGTGATTTATGAGCTAAACTATTAATTGGTAGAGAATATGTCATTCCTAAGAACACTTATGGTATCTCGGAAGGTTCACTAAGGTACTCTGTCGGTCAACCGATGGGGGCGCTTTCAAGTTGAGCAATGTTGGATCTTATCCATCATATGATGGTTCAATATTGCTATAGATTATCAGTTAATCCTTTGTTTAAAGGTTGATATTCCGACTATGTAATAATAGGCGATGATATCAATCTTTTTGACAAAAGAGTAGCTGATACTTATTTGGTTTTGTGTAAAGATATGGGAGTTGAGATTAATCTCTCAAAGTCCGTAATCGCTACTAAACCTGCTCTTGAATTTGCTAAGAGAACTGGATTATATGGTCAAGATGTTTCTGCATTATCGTTCAAAGACTTTATTAGTAATAATAATTTCTTTGGGAGATTAAGCATAATATCTAGACTAATAAGGCGGAAATATGGTAAAGATTTATGAAAATTATTCTTATTAAGTAATAAAAGTAAATCTTCAAAATTCGCTGATCTGAGATATCCTATAATAGGTTATTTAAGTCAAATAGCTGCAAAGTCGAAACCGGGTGATTCATTTGATTTATCACGCCTTCTTAGTTTAATTAGTAATAAAAATTACCCATTAAGTTATTTTGGTCGTAAAATAAATTGGTTGAAACCAGATATCCTCATAAAGTTTATGAAAGGTATCTTGAATAAATCTAATTTAGATAAATTATCTAATTACACGGATAGACGTTGATCTGCTATAAACGAGAATGCTTATAAAATCATATTAATCGACCGAATCCTCAAACTCTCACGAGTTCTTAAGGAATTCGATCCTTTAAAGTATGGTTT